CAGGCATCGATCTGGTAATCTTCAAGACTGTAAGCATAGTCAACAGTAGACATTACGCTTCGATCCTTTTCAGGGATAGTTGCACCGTCAAGAAGCTTCAATGCATAGGTCAACATCTGAAACTCTGTCTTCAATTGATTACTTCCTTTTCTTTTGAAATGAGCAAGTCAAGCTCGCCAGTATTTTCGTTGATAAGCCAATCAATAATTGTGATCTTATCGTCGATGTTTAGATCACCCTTTAGTTGCATTACACTCTGAAGGGTATTTTCAATAAAGGTCTTTGGAATACTTACTGTAATCGTCTCAGGCATTAGAGCAACCTTTCTACTAGTTCTTCGTCAATCAAACCTTCATCGAAGGCCAATTCCATTAGTTCATAGATATCTAGATCAAGTTGCTCTAAGATTTCTTCAATCGAATAGTCAGTCAAGAACTCGTCAAGAAATTTCTCCATCAATGTCTTCATCAAAGTAGTCTTTCTTATTCTTCCTATGCTCCTTCACAGGAGCTTTAATCTTTTTGATATGTTCTTCTTTATGCTTACGAGTAGAATTAAGGTAACGCTTGCGCCTATCTTCTTTGTTATACAGAAGGGCCATACTCTTTCCTCAACTGATCGATAGAAACCCACTCAGGATCGTAGTTCCCATTCTCAACGTTTCGCTTGATGATAACGCCTCTCCAATATAATCCATTTGCATTCCCGGCCCATGTTGAATTATAGTCAAAGAAGCACCCAGCAACCAACCCATGTTGTTTTACTCCGTGGACATTAGTGCGAACGCAGTAATCAGTTGTATGCAAATGGCCAGCGGTACAAGAAGAACCAAGCTTTGCAAGAAGACTGTAAGCGGGATGCTCACCACTAATTGGACGACCCATAACCCCACTAATAAAGTAGTGAGAATAAGCGATACCGTCGATATTGATAATGCCCGGGGTTGAGCCTTCGTACCTAACAATTTCATCATAGTAGTGATCCAAGTCGAAGTCTTTGAAACCAATTGTCCCCTCCATTTCAGGACTAAGGTCTAGAGCCTTTTCGATACGATGTTCGTGATTACCTTCTAGGAAGACACGGTAGGGCAAGCGTTTCTTAGTAGCACGTACAGGACTCCATACACGATCAGAGAATTCTAAACCACTATTAATATCAGCAGCGTAAGACTTACCAACAAAGGACCTCTTGCCTTTGTCGTAACCAGACAGACTAGTCATGTCGAACTGATCACCCAAATTAACGACAACATCAGGACGAAGATCATTAATAAGCCTAGCCAATAGATCAGCACGATCATTATTAAACTCCGGATTAGCATGAGGATCAGGAATGATTAGGTGTGTACTCATGCAAACACCATCATCATAAAAACGATAATACCAATAAAGATAAGGATTTCCATTATTCATCAAACCAATTTTCAGGAACTTCGTTAATTGCGAATTTAAACTTATTCTTTACAGCCCAGTCACTGGGACGCATCTTGCCCCCTTTAGAAAAGGGCCGATCTGCCATGAAGATGATCCGGATGTCAAGATCAGGATATTGTTCTCGGACAGCGACCATCTTGCTTCGGGCGTCATAGTCAAAAGCTCGACCAAGACCTTTGGCCTCAACATATATCTTAGACCCGTCTTTCTTGGTAATAACGAAATCAGGTAGGTAGTCCTTCGTGAGGGTATAAGTGAGTTTTTCAGTTTCGTATCCTAGGTCTGCACCACGGGGAAGGTTATGCTTAATGAGTTTGTACATGTTAAATTCAAACTGACTACGGGCATTTTTCCTCCCGATTTTTGGGAGTTTCATTTAGTCTCCTATTATTAAATAAAGGTTTCATCCCAATCAACTTTCTGAAGTCGGTAGTCACCTAGAGAAAATTGCATTTCAGGAATATACTGTGAGAGTCGAGAAAACTTCTCGATGATCTTTGGTAAATTCTTTTCTGTGACATCATTAACTAATTCAAAGATTGGTGGTGAATACCTTTCTGTGAAAGAATCCTTTCTAGGAAGTCCATCAAGGAAAATCTTTGTAGGATGTAATCCGTTTTGATCATAGCTAACCTGCTGAAGATTTACAGGGAAGGTATCAGGATACCGAGTTGCAAAGCCTCGCACAGTTTCTTTGATAAACATGAACTCAACGTAAATATTCTCTACCTTCCACTTAATTTTCAACTTGTAAAGAAGGCTTTCACTGGTGCTACCACGGGAACGATGAGTAGCTGACTCAAGTGTTGCAAGATCAAAATCATTCTTGTCTAGAAATGATATGAATGCATCATTGTGGTAGCTAATACCACGTGCCAGATCATAGTTACCACGCATTCCGAGTGGAATAAAGACATCAATATCCTTGAATGGTACTTTATAATTCAAGGCACTCAGTATTTGATCACGAAGAAATCCACCAGCAATAATGGCATCTTCAAATCCAGACATCTTCTTTAGTTCAGGATACCAAGAAGGGACAGAGATATTTACGTCGAAATCCATTTTAGACCTCAGGGACCTCAGGGACCTTTTTCACAACGGTTAAGAAGCGAGGACCAGCAGCATATGCAAAAGTCCTCAGGTTTGTATAGCACAAGTTCTTTACATTACAGTATGAGCAGTATGTGCCAAGTTTCATATTACCACTCAGACCATCAGGGACAGCAGGAAATCCGCGAGCAGGAACCATCCATCCCTTAATCATTTCTTTCTTTCGCTCGTATTCCTTACTGATATTGTATTCAGGATCGTAAGGATGAATATCAAGAGTTAAGTGTCCGAGAACTTTGTCAGCAACCAGGAATCCCCCTCGAAGCTTGTCAGTGACCAATTCATCTGATTGTCCTGCTTCAATGTAAGACTGGAGTTGATCATAGTAGCCAAAGGGATCATCGTCCCGTAGTTTTCCTGATTTGAATTTTGCAAAAGAATAAGCACTTGCGGATTTGACATCGATGGTAACTCCATCAACCACCGCGTCTCGGTGCCCTTCAATTCCTCCAATGTTAAGGGTAGACTGTCTACCTGTAACGGTGTGACCTGCAAGCTGAGCAATTGCCAAGAGAGCTTCTTCAATTAAATCTCCGTAAAAGAATTTGAGGATATCGGAGGCAGAGAACTTTTCTTTCTCTTCTCCTTGATTAATCTGCAACCAAAGCTTTCGGTCACAGGGTGTACCTATATTAGACATGCGGAGAGAGACTGTATCGTCCCTCTTCCCCATGCGGCGCTTAAGAAGCTCAGCCATGTTACGACCAAACTCATCAGCTATTTCGTCTGGAACACCTTCTGGTAGTCCTGTTTCCAAGACTTTTTGGATGTCTTCGACGAGAGTTTCAATGGTTTTCGCCAATAAAAGTTTTCCAACCTATCTAGAGTTTCACGACCAAGGAGTAATCGAAGGTGTCGTCGGACTAGTTCCAGTCTTAACGATAGAGTCACTAAACCCAGTCCCACCCTCATATTCGATGAGATCAATGATCTTGATAGATTCCAAACGCTGTCCCTTACCCATCTGCGTATCGTATACGGTGACGGTAGCTTCAACGACTGATCCATTACCAATGAGTACAGGCTTCCCCACGCGCTCAAAATTAGTACCGTCTGCGGACTTCTTGTAGTCAACGACACAGTTACCTTCCGCATCGTAGATTTTCGGCGGTGCAAACTCATTGAGAACACCCTTGATAAGCTTCGTCTGAGGGCGCTTAAAAGTGACATAAGTACCGTCTTCATCACTGTACGTTTTTGACTGGATGCCAGCCTTCTTTCGCTTTGCAATCTCGGCATCATCGAGATAAACATTGATCTTCCAATTAGATGCACCACGGAACTCTTCCGGGTCGTAGACCTTAGCCCACTTAGACTTACCAGTAAACTTATACGTTTCAGTTGCCATTAATGACAATCCTTCCAATTATATCCAACAACATACTTACCAGCCAGAGGACATTTCATTCCGAGTTCTTCTCCGGCCCATTTAATACTATCTGCTTGAGTTTGACCAATATAGTTTGCTAGGTCTTCATCATTAACAGTCCTTGTTTGCCATTCATCATGTACATAAGCCATCTGCCAAAAAGGGATGTGTTCTTTCTTAAGGATTTCCCACCAATGCCAGTTGGCCAATTTCATTACTACCGTCTCTGCATTTTGCAGATAACCTGCAAGCATTAAGTGCTCGGAGTTGCAGATGACGGGGCGTCCATCAAGGCCAATAAAGTAGCCTCGACGCGCGTCAGCAGGGATAAGCTCTTTTTTAACTCGCTGTAATCCGGGGAAAGATGAAACGAACCGATCTCTAGCTGTAGTTGCCTCCGAAGTGCTACATCCAAAGATTTGAGCTGTTTTTGCAACACCGGCCCCAAGGAGATAGCTGTAGATAAAAGTTTTAGCCGTTTTTCGATTTGGGCAGGGGTAGTTACCGTCTCCGCCATTTAACTTCCTCCAGTTTAGGGTGTGTACGTCTGTACCGTCATCTGATGAGCCCCGAACCAAGGCTTCAGTGAATTCCCTATCGTCCATATAGTGGGCAAGTACTCTAAGTTGGATACCTTCAGCATCACAACCAACCT